ACGGGTGAAATCGGCGCAGGTGCGCTGGATGTACGTTTTGTTGCGGGTTCGGAAGCAACCTTCGCCTCCAATCGTCCTATTTCTTTAGCCTGCAAGATCGGCGTGAGTCGGGCAATGCGGTCAGCTTCCTTTGGATTTGTGCCAAGATAATATGCAATATCTGGGCCATTATCCGCAGCCTGAATTGTTTGGGCCATTACGTCGGTAATCGGCAGCTTGGGGTTGTACGCGACTTGTTCAAAGTCCTCGTACCGGCCTCGCGCATCCTCTTCCTTCTCGTGGTAGTTCCCCAACAATTCCTGTTGCTGTTTCGCAAACTGTTGCTGCTGGACAATTTGCTGCGCCTTTGAAGTCGTCAATGCATCGACGTACTCCTCAGTCGTCGTAAACTGTTCCGGCGTAACATGCTCTACAGGGACGGGCTTTGGTGCTTCGGCCTGCCTTGCTTCGCGCTCCCACTTCCTCTGCTCTCTTGCAAGCCTCTTCCCGATAGCCGCGTCCAATTCCTCTTGCGAGAAACTTTTCGGTGACTCCGGTTGTGCTTCTACCGGCGCTGCAATCTCAGGCTCAGGCGTCGCCGTGACGACCTGTTCCGGCGCGGTTGCTTCCGCTATTACTTCTTCAGACATGGCTTGATTCCTTAGAATCCCTGGCGTACCTCGCCAGTGAGGTTAAATTTAGGCTGTCAGCGCTGCAACTTTTGCTTGGAATGCAACAATACGGGCTTCAAGCGTTTTTGTATTTGACGCTAGGGTCGCTTCAGCGATGCCCAGCTTAGTCTCGCGGGCGCTGGCCGAACTCTCACGCGCAGCCAGAGATTGATCCGTCAGGTTTTGGGCGGCAACCCGGCGCTCACTGGAGCCGTCAAACGCAGCCTCGCGGGCATTCAGCGCTGCTTCGCGGGCATCTACGGCGCAACGAACAACCTCCGTTGCTGCCGAAATAACTTGCGCGGCGACCAACATACCGGCGGCGTCTGCTTTGGCAGTTTCCAGCGCTATGGTGGCTTGCACTTTCAGGGCGTTGGTGTCGTCCACCGCACTCATGGCGCCCTGACGAGCGGCTAGTTCATCCCGCAACGCAGCCATTGAAGCCAAATTTTTTGGCAACTGTTTGGTGAAATAATCAACATAGTCCATCGGGGGTGTCTCGTCGGATATATTTGGCATGATTAAGCGTAATATGAAATGTTAAGTTTTGCGCTAGCTGTTTGTTCGATAAACTGAATATTAGACAGGTCGCCATCATATTGCAGAGTTACACCAACTGCCAGAGGCATACCAACACCGGCAGTAGGGGCAGTATCATCCCGCCAACGCACGGCCTGACTTTCAGGGGTAATAATGGCTATGGTTGGCCTGCAACTAAGCCCATTAAGATCAACTTTAGGCACCGTCAGAGATTGCGCCGTGCTTAACGACGTAATTTGCTGGTAGCCCAATCGGGTAGTAACGGCTTTTAATGTGAGCGCCACTTAAATTCTCCTTCGATCAGTAAACGTGCGTATCGTAACCAAAAGTTGTTGCACAACCTGTACGACGGCACCAAAAAAGTTACCCGCAAAAAAAGTACCGCCAAAAAAGTTACTCATTGTATTTCCATTTACACCGTTACTGCCTCGATTCGTTAAGAATCATCACCACTGGTTACGAAGAAGCATTGGCAGGCGGCGTCAACGCGGCAATCTGCTCTTTCAACTGAGCGTTCTCCATCCGCAGGGCGATAAGTTCAAGCTCTTTCGACCCGATGATCGCGACGATCTGATCTTGTGAGAAGTTCATATTACAGCCCCAGTTTCAGTTTCTGTTCCGCCGGTGTCAGCGCAGCCCATGCGGCATCGACTACTGCGTTGTTCTCCGCTTCCAGCGCCTTGACATACTCTGCCGCCGCGTTGTCCAGACGTTTCAGAATAAGGCTTTGGGCTGTTGATCCGTCGTCATGTTTTAAAGCCTTGGCCTCGAATAGGGCAAGCTCAGTGGGGGTCATTTCGATTGTAATGTGCATGTTGTTCTCTTAAGTTAAATACCTACCCACGCGGTGCCGTTATAAAACTGAGCGCAGACAACCGCACCGCCGCCAGTAGGTGCATCACCTTTTGCATTGGCGGTTGTGAGCTGATCTGTGACGTGAACGATTGCACCTGTCACCCCGACTGGCAGGGTTGCGACGGTGTACCCGACAGTGACAAATGAGCCGTTTTGAATGCTACCGCCTTGTACTGGCTCCGCGCCTACTGTGGCTGTCAAGAAGCGCATGATGCCGCCGATACCCGTGGCGCTGTCTGAGATAGTGCCGGTGCTGTCGAAGGTTATCCGGCAGGCTTCTTGATAGGTGTTTGTTGCGCCGACATAACCAAAGCCTGACAGGGTAAGCAGATCGTCGCCAGTCGTGATGACTGATGGTGATGCTACTGTGCCGCGAGATTTGCGGGAGTTGATGGCGTAGGATGTGGTGTCGGCTAGGGCGCGGGAGGTTTGAAGAGCGCCTGCTATGAAGCGGGAGTTTTCAAGCCCAGATAAAGCTACCCCAAGCACCCCCGCCCCGGCTCTAAACAAACCATCCGTCTCCCCGCCATTAAAAGTCAATCCCGGCGCGGCGGCGGTAGTTCCTGTTGCCTTAAAAGGCAAATTAGATGCAACACCAAGAGAATCAATAGAAAGACTAACTGTTCCGCCAACGGCGAACCGAAGATCTGTGCCCGACCCGCCGTTATACATTCCGGTGCTTACTAGTCTTGCAAATGAATAGGTCGGATTAGTATTCGTGCCATCCGCAGCCAATATCTGTGCCGCAGTCGGACTCACACTAAACACATGCGCCGCCCTTGAATACACAGACAGCGGAGACATCGTGCTGGCGGCAAGCGTTGAGAGTTTCAGCCCGACTTGATTCGGCACACCGCTTGTAGAAGTACCTCCAGTGGCAGCAGAAGATTCCCCAAGCTCAAGCGCAACCGTGGTATTGGAAGTTTTCGCCCAGTTCCAGCGGACGTTGAAGTTTGCGTTGGCAATGCCAGCTTGGTTTGCTGTGGCTGCGGTGATGCCGTCTAGGGTCGCCCCCCCGCTTGCTGCCGCCCAAGTAGCGTCGCCACGCCAGAACGTGCTGGCAGAGGCCGATGTACCTGAGTTTAGATTGGTGACTGGTAGGTTCCCGGTAACACCGGTGGTCAGGGGTAGACCTGTTGCGTTGGTTAGGGTGCCAGAGGAAGGGGTACCGCCCGCGCCGTTGAATGTGACGAAAGCACCTGCGCTTCCCACGTTGACCCCGAGCGCAGTGACTACTCCTGTCCCTGTCGTGGTCGTAGCCGGTGCCGCCCCAGCGCCACCACCGAGCACAATGGCATTAGCTGCCAGCGCGGCAGAAGTTGCCCATGCTGTGCCACTGGAAAAGTAAGGAACCCCGCCAGAGGTTCCTGCGACGGTCAGCGCGAAAGTCCCCGACGTGGTGATGGGCGATCCTGCGACAGCTATCAGCCCCCCGGTGAAGCTCTGTGCAACGCTGGTTACGGTGCCAGCCCCCGGCGTAGCCCATGTTGGTACACCCGCGCCTGCGCTAGTTAAAACTTGCCCGGTCGTACCCGCTAAGGTGAAGTTATAGGCTGTACCGTCGCCATACGGCACCGCGCCCGCAGTGGGTGCCGCTGCGCTATTCGTGCCACCGTTTGCAATCGGCAACGTACCCGAAAGGCTGTGGGCTGCGTCCCAAGCTAACGCGCCAGTAGCGCTAAACGACCCGTCTGCTAACGTGGTGTGGGTAACTGTTACAGTCATGTGAGAAACCGGAGTTTATATAGGGTGCGTAGATATATCTCGACAATGTTGTCGATGAGTTGCTGCAACGAAGTGTCCGACTTATCCACCACATCGTACCGAGCCGTTTCTATTTCTTTCAACTGGTCTTCTAGAAACTCAATAATGTTGGCGGTTTTTTTAGCCGACATGAGTGAGATTGGGCCGATTAACCCGTGCCGCCCTTGGTAGGCTTCGGCGAAGTCGTCGGCAGCGCCTACGATACGGTCGTAGAAAATGTTCAAGGCTACGTGCTTTGAGTAGCTGCGGGTGTTCAAATGGACGCTGTGCGCCACATCCCGCGCTAAGAACAGCATCCCTAAAAAGTCAGCGCATTTCACTGTGGCATCCCTTGCGGTGGCATTTGTTCCGTACCTGACAATATCATGTCCGGCGGCAGCATCTGGTCTTGCTGCATCATTTCCATTGGCATGGAGTCTTCGCGCATATCCGGCATCTGGTTCATCATACCCCGCGACTCCAACGCCGCCGCAACCACACCCATTGCAATATCCTGAATCTGTTCTTCGCTCATTCCGGCCTGCACCGCGCTAATCCGCTTAGTCTCCGCTTCGTAGGCTTTGACCTCGGCCTCGAACTCTTTGACCTTCAGCGTCTGGGCTTCCATCGACTGGCTGACGTTTTGCAGCATCTGGTGCATCTGTTCCATTTCTTGCGCCATTGCCTGCATCTGCTGGTTGGCCGCTTGCAGCGCCGGGTCGTCACTATCGGACAACAGTTTAGGGTCAATCGTCTTGGCGAATCGCGCCGCCATCTCCTGCGCTCCAGGCCAGTCCATGTGCTTGATGAACAGGTCGCCGGCCACGGCCCACAGTTGCGGGTTGCCTTGCAGCAGTTGGCTCATGGCATCAAGCGACTCCTGCCGCTTGGTCATGTAGCTTGGGCCGGTGGTCACCGCAACGTCGTATTTGCCGACGTTGGGGTTGTAGATCTTCTTGATGACGATGCCTTGCTCGTTCTGAATTTTTTTGACCGGCATCGGTTGCATCGGGTCGATCATGGCCTGGTCGGTGTCACCGTCGATGCCAATGATGCGGGCAATGCGCTGCGTGTCGTAGATCTTCGGGATCAGATCGACCAGTTGCCGCGTGGCGTACCGGATCGCGCGCGCCAGGTTGTCAACGTAGTGGTAGGTGCCGGTGTCGGACTGTTTCTCCCGCGCCAGAATAGCCCGTCCCGACCGCTCGTTGCTGGTGGCCCCGAGGCTTGAGTCGTACTGCCCGGTCGAGCTCTTGATGTCGTCAGCGGCGCCCGCTTTGGCTTGCAACAAGCCGCTTGAGGCCATCGGAGGCTGCGACCGCGCTGGCAACGGCAGCGGCCCGCCTTGCCCGTCGGTCACATCGGGATTGACCTCGAGGTAAGGCCAGTTGTTGATGTTGGCCGTCTTCCATTGGGCCTCGTACCCCTCAAACTGACCGCCGTAGCCGATAAACGGTGCCTTGGGCGCCAGCGCCAGCATCTCGGCCTCTTGGCTGACCCAATAGTTGTACATGCGCTGCGCGTCTTTTGCGTTTCGCACCAGACCGCTGACGTACATCCGTCCGTCTATCTCAAATTCGTTGCCAATTACGCGGATTACGGGGATGTATTTGCCCGCCCAATCGCGCTCTTCCAGCACCTCAAACCCGTTGGTTTTGCACCATTTGACCTGCCGAACGTCCACATCGCGGGTCTTTATGGGCTTCAAACCCATCATTTCGGCTTGTTTTGCCTCCGGTGAGCCAGCCATTGCGGCGATTCCACCGTGGTACTGGTTCAGCTTCTTAGTCTCGTGCTTGATGTAGAAATACTCAGCAATCCGCACCGTGTCCTGGTTGATCCAAGCGTTCAGCTGCCCGTCGCCTACACCATAGGCGAGGCTGGACAGGGTTGCAGCGTCGGGGAACTCGCGTTCGTACTCGGCTTTGGTGATTTCTTGGTTGATAAAGCACCATTCAGCATCCGAACCGCAAGGATCTTGAATGGTCGGGTCCATGTACACGCTAAACGAGTCACGAATGCGCCCGATCCGCAGATCCTGCTCAAAGCTGTTGTCGTCGCGGTACTCAGTCAGGATGCGGAAATAACCCTCACCAAAGGTGACCTGGTTGTCGCAAGCGGTGTCATAGGCTACGTCAGCATCCGAGATGTACTCAATGTGCCGCACAATGCCGTTGAATATCTCGGCAACCTCAACATCAGCCTTGTCGTCAGCAGGTATTACCTTGCCGCTCGGACGGTTCTGGCGCTGGTCGTTCGTGACTTGCAGCACATGCTGCGGCAGCTTGTTGATGGTCAAGCAGGGTCGAGCGTTGATCGTTTGGCCTTGCACCGAGCCTCGGGTCGCCAGCACATCTGCCGGCCACTGCCACTGGTTGTCGGGGCTTGCGGCACGAAAACGCAGGTCGTCCAGCTCGTCCTCGCGGCTGTCCGAATAGGCCGAGATCGCCATTGTGAGGCGTGACCGCATGGTCGCCAGCATGTCGGCGTTACTCACGTCGCGCTTGCTGCCGCCTGACGAGACTGCGCCCGCTTCGTTAATGCCTGTGTCTTGATAGGCCACTATTTCTTAGCTTTACGTTTGACCGCGTAGGCGATGGCAACGGCTTGCTTGACCGGCTTGCCGGCGGCTACTTCGGCCTTAATGTTTTTGCGGAAGGTGGCTTTGCTTGGTGATTTGACCAGTGGCATGGCTACCTCTTCTTTGCTGTTTTGGCCGACTGCTTGAACGCCTTGGCCGTCGGGGCGCCGGGCGTGCCGGGTTTCCGCATCTTCTCTTTACTGCCCGCAGCGATGCGGTTTTGCTTTGCGTTGATGTTGGCGTAGAGTCCAGGTTTCATGTCAGCACTTCCATCGTCTAAGTGATGCTTTTGCACGTTCAGCGGGGCCGCTGGCGTTTCTGACTACCCCCGACATCCGCGCACAAAAGGACGCTTTGCGACCTTTGTCGGCGGCGGTCTTGGGGCTTGGCGCGGGTGCCTTCAAGTTGCTGCCGGTGGCTGCGTTGTATTTGGCTCGGCCCTTGGCTGTGAGGCCGGCGCCCTTGCTAACCGGGAGCTTCTCGCCTCGACCAATCGCTAAAGATACGCTTTTTTTCACGACCCCATCCAAGAGTTGGTTACGCTGGCGTGGGACGACGCTGTGCGTCGGGTCGGCTCCCGATACTCGCGGTGCGCGACAGGAAAGGCAAACGTGACGGCCAGCGCATCAGCGGCATCCGGTGAGGCTAGACCACGACTCCTCATTTCCTTCTTTCCTTCAAGAAAAATCGTACCGCTGCTGTTAGGCTTCTTCATGGGGCCGACCAGATCGGCTTTTAGCTGCCGGTCGTTAGGAATGGCCGCTGTCTTCAGCCAGTCCTTCATCAAACCCCACATTTCGGCCCGTTTATTACCCCACATAATGGAGTTTTTAGCTTTCCAGCCAAAGTTTACCCCACGCACTTTGTACCGTTGCTCTGTCAGCCTGTCAAGTATGCCGTATCCGAGGCCACCTTCGTCAATTACCGACAGAATTGGCTTGTACTCCTCGATGGCGTCGATCACCCGGCCCACAATCGTCATCGTGTCCTCGCCCGAGTAGCGTTTGATTGCCACAATGTCCCGCCCCTGGCGCAATACCAGCACCGTAGAGTCAGCGCCGCCTCTGGCTGGGTCGATACCTAATACTATAGGCGCCGTGGTGTCCTGCCACCGCTCGTGCTGCATGGCGTCCTCGACCAGCAGGGGCTTGATGAACTGATCTTCGCCTGCGTCGGGGAATTCGCCGTACACCGCGACCTTTGCTTGGGGC